CGCCAGCTCCACGTCGGCCTTGTCGGCGAGGTCCTCGAAGGCGGCCTGCTGCCCGGCAAGCGCCTCCCGGACGGCCCGGATGCGCGAGATCGGCTCCGGCGCCAGGCCGAGCGGGCCGTCGCGGTCCAGGCCCTCGTCGCGTTGCTGCATCGAGGCCGAGGTGTCCGCGCACACCAGCAGCACCGTCTTGACGTCCTCCTTGTGGCGGTACTCCAGCGCCGGCCGGGCCGCCCAGGCCGCCAGCACCAGCAGGGCGAGAATCCGAAGCCCCAGCAGCAGCCCCTTGACGCCCCGCCGCACGGGAGAGGTGGTCCGCCGATAGCCCCGCACCGCCCAGCTCACCGAGGCCCCGGCAATCGCCGCGATCGCGCCGCGCGGCACCCAGAACGCCGTCGCCGCCGCCAGGGCCACGGTGCCCAGCCCCGCCGCCAGCGTGCCCAGCATCTGTCCGACCGACGCGCCGCCGCCCAGCGCCGCGGCCAGGCGGTGCACGATCGCCCAGGCCGCCAGCAGGGCGCACGCCGTCAGCGCCGCCAGCGCCGCCGGCAGCGCGATGCGCTCGAGCATCGGCAGGGGGCCCGACAGCGGCCGGGCCAGCGGCGTGACCTGCCCGGCCCACGACACCCACACCCACGCCAGCACCGCCCCGCCCGCCAGCGCCGCCGCCACGACGGCCCAAAAGGCCGCCGGGCCCTTCTTCCGCAGGGGCGCGAGCAGGGAAGCGGCCTCTGCGAGCAGGAGCCCGGCCGCGACCGCCGCAAGCCAGGTCGCCCAGCCCATCGGTTCGAACACCAGGGATACGCCCAGCGCGTCCATGCCGGGCGATAGCGTAGTGCACGCCGGCTGCCTACGCAACGGCGTGGAACGCCCCCGGCCGTCGCGTCGGGATCCTTCAAGGCATTCCGTACGTCGAGCAGCGCGCCCGTCCATGCTCCGCCGATTCCCCAGCCACGCACCCAAGTCCATGGATACAAACAGGATGCACTTCTTTATCGTACAGGGTGTTAACTAATCATGAAAAAAGCTCAATACAGGGGTTGACAGACATCGGACCTATGGTATAATCTCAGAAGATGGGACCGAATCATCAAAGCAGCCGGCCTGGAACACCGGCGGGAAAAGGGAGAGGCAAAGCGTAGGGAACCTCAACGGGCGACGACGCCGGCCGTTGTCAGAAAGCCGTGGGAGACGCGTGTCAGCCCGACGCCTTCTCCGCGACGACCCCGTTCAGTGCCGGTGTTGCGGCCTTCTGGCCGAGCGCCGGTGGCTGGGCGAGGGCGAGTTCCGCAAGCGGTCGCTGCGGGGCATCCGGTACGGGGCCCCCGGCGACGGCGAGCCGGACGAGTGGGTCGTCGCCTGTCCGGACTGTGCGGCCGAGGAGTCGTTCGTCCCGGCCGTGCGATGTGCCGAGTGCCTCGAGCGCCCGTGCGTCTGCCCGCCGCCCGAGGCCCCGGAGGGTTTTGTCAGCACCCATCCGCCCCCGGCCCGGTCCGCGCGCGGGCAGGGCGATTGAGGCTGGATGGTTCGCACAGGACCACGCTTGAAAGGAGTCGCCAGATGGTTGCCGCCAGGTCGTCGAGTTCGTTCTTCTGCCCGCACTGCAAGCGGGTATGCAGAGATCCCCTCTACCGAGGCCCCCTCGGCCACGCCCCGCAGGAGATGTGTTTTGATTGCTGGGCGAGCGAATGGGGGATGATGGTCGAGGTCATCGAGCGCGGGGGCAACTGGCAGCCCCTCGACGCGGCGCTGTTCCTGCTCTGCCAGGGCTTCAATCACCGGGAGGCCGCCGACCTGATCGGCGTCCACCGCAACAGCCTCTACGGCTGGATCCGGCACCTCCGCCGGCGGCCGGAGCTCACGCCCGACTGGCTGCTGGACCGCGCCCGCCGGAAGGAGGGCAAGCGGCGATGAGACACACGGCCATGCAGAGCACAGGAACAGTCCGCCCCGGCGCTCGTACCCGCCGCCGGGGGCAGGGCAGTCAGGCGGGGCAGGCGGTGCCGGTCCCGCCGTCACTGGACGGCCGGACGCTCGTGCGGGTGCCGTATCCCTACCGTGAGGACGCCCTCCAGGTCGCCTGGGTGGCCCACCTGGAGGGGCACAGCGCCAACCGCGCGGTCGTGGCCTACGTCAACTTCCGCCGCCGCCGGGAGGCCCGCACCGTGTGCTTCTCCCAACTGGACCCCGAACGGTGGGCCCAGCTACTTGAGGAAACGGCCGGATGAGTCAGATGGTTTTTCAAAAATCATATAGAATCCAATTTTGGTTGTTCATTAAGGCCTTCGAGATGTATATGCATGCTAAGGGGAGGCATTTCACAGCAAGCCTCGCGGCCGGGCGCCCCGAGCGGTGCCCCCCGCGGACCAGCAAGACCTACGCCTTCGGCCCCGCGTGCGGGCCGACCTTCTCTCGCCGGACGTTCCTCCGGCCCCATCGCCGTCGGGCGGCCTTCGCGGCGCCCGGGTTCTCCTGGCCCGGCCGGCGTGCCCTGCCGACTCCCGACTGACGGGACAGGCAGGGCACCACGGCCGGGTGCCGGCGGAGCGGCACGGGATCGGCAAGAGCCAGGTCTCGTGAATCCTCCTCGGCCGCTGGACCAGGCGGAAGCGGTCAGCCGTCGGCTGTCAGCCATCCGCTTGCGGAGGAACAGAGGAATCGCGGAAGCCTCGGGGACCGGATGGATGACGCCGATCAAGCACCCAGAGAACCTGTGGGCCATCATCGAAGAGCACTTCGGCCTCCGCCTGCCGCGGAAAGTCTGGACGGCGGGCCACTCGACGCCGCTGGACTTCATCTGGGACGCGATCTCCAACCCCGGCCGGGACATCGCCGTCTGGGCCAACCGCAGCGGCCTCAAGACGCTCTCGGCCTCGATCGTCGCGGCGCTGGAGTTCCATTTCGGGAAGGGCCCCCTGCGGGCGCGGGTGCTGAGCGGCAGCGAGGAGCAGGCCCGCAACCTCTACGAGTACTGGCAGCGCTGGTGCGACGGCCTCCTGAGCAGGCGCCTCCTGGGCAGCCCCGGCCGGCAGATCACGCGGCTGGACAACGGCGACTTCGAGATCCTCTCGGCCAGCCAGAAGCGCGTCCGCGGGGCGAAGGTCCAACGGCTGTTCCGCGACGAGATCGACGAGACCGACGCCGACCTGCTCGCCGCGTCGGTGGGCATGCTGGCCGCACGCGACGGCCTGCCCGCCCGGACGATCGACACCTCCACCTGGCACCGCGCCGACGGGCCGATGGGCCGGCTGGTCGCCTCGGCCGACCGCGGCGGCGTACACCTGCACAAGTGGAACGTCTGGGAGGTGATCGAGAACTGCCCGCCCGAGCGGCACGAGCACGGCCGCGGCTGTCGGAGCTGCGCCCTGGGCCCCGTGTGCGTCGCCAAGGCCCGCGAGGTCCACGGCGAGGACCAGCGCGAGCTGGGCCTGGCCGCCGACTGCGACGGCCTGCTGGCCATCGACGACGCGATCCGCCAGTTCCGGCGATGGTCGCGGCCGCAGTGGGAGGCCGAGGCCGAATGCCGCCGCCCGAGCGTCGAGGGGCGGGTCTACGCCGACTTCGACCGCGCCGTGCATGTCCGCGACGGCCTGCTGTACGAGGGCGGCCTGGAGACCTGCCGGGCCATCGACTGGGGCTGGCGCGACTTCGTCTGCCTGTGGGTCCAGTCCGACAAGAGCGGCTGCGTCCGCGTGGTGGACGAGTACTGGGCGACGAACGGCACGACGAAGGACAACGCCCGGCACGTGCTCGCCCGCAGCGAGGGGATGGCCGTCGAGGCGACCTACTGCGACCCGGCCGGGCGCAACGTCAACGACCAGACGGGCTACAGCGACGTCGAGGCCTTCGGGCACTGCGGCATCGAGTGCACCTACAACCTGTCGCGCTGGGCCCGCGAGGTGGCCAACGGGATCGACCTCATCCGCGCGTTCCTCCGCCCGGCCGACGGCGGGACGCGGCTGCTGATCTCCGACCGCTGCCGGCGGCTGATTGAGGCGTTCGAGGGCTACCGCAACCGGCAGGTCAACGGCCAGTACGTCGACGAGCCGATCAAGCCCCAGCCCCACGACCACGGCATGGACGCCCTTCGGTACTACTTCGTCAACCGCAGGGCGCCCAACCGCACGGAGACGCGGAGGGTGAGCTACGTGTAGCAGCTATCAGCTACCAGCCGGACCCAATCGTACTCGTACTCGTACTCGTACTCGTACTCGTACTCGATCTTCATCTTCCGACGTACCCCAGACGGGAGAGACCGAGTACGAGTACGAGTACGAGTACGATAACGATTCCCAGAGCGTGGAGTCCCCATGACCACAGAATTCAACCCGTTTCACGAGTGTCCCCTGTACCGCCGTCACCAGGCGCGGTGGCAACTGGAGACCGACGCGGCGGAGATGACGCTGGACGTGCTCCAGGCCGGCGTGTACCTGCCGAAGTTCTCCGCCCGGGAGCACGAGGACGACTACGCCTACCGGCGCAGCATGGCCGTGCCGCTGGACATGTGCCGCGACGGCGTGCGGATCCGCGTGGACAACCTCTGGCGGACGCCCCCGAAGCGCACCGTCGAGCCGGCCAGCCGATACCGCGACCTGCTCGGGCCGCTGATCCACGACGCCGACGGCGAGGGCACGCCCCTGGACGATTTCATGCGGCGGGCCCTGTGGAACAGCTACGTCGTGGGCGTGGACATCGTCGCCCAGGTCGCCGACGTGCCCGAGGGCGTCGAGGTCCGCACCCGGCAGGACCAGGCCCGCCACCGCGTCCGGCCCTACTTCATGCAGTTCACGCCGCTGGAGCGGCCGGAGTGGGCCGTCAACGGCTCGCGCGGCTTCGCCTGGGCGCGGTACTGCCTCGGCCGGCAGCCCGCGGCCGACGAGCTGGCCGGCGAGGCGTCCGAGGAAGCGGCCGTGACCGACTTCCTGACGCTCACGGCCGACGCCTGGCGCCTCTGGCGGGCCCAGGGCGCCCCCGCCGGCGACGGCGAGCAGCGCATGGAGGTGGTGCTGCTGCGGGAGGGCACCCACGGCCTCGGGCATCCGCCGATCGTCAAGCTGTACTTCGCCGAGAGCCAGAAGGCCGGCCACGGCGCGGTGCCGCTGAGCCTGCTGACCCGCCCGGCCATCGTGGCGAAGGTGGCGATGAACCTCAAGAGCCAGGCCGACGCCGAGCTGCTGGCGTCCGTGCCGCGGTGGTTCGCCACGGGGTTTCAGAAAGGCGAGCTGCCCGACACCTACGGCGGGGGGATGCTGATCGCCGCCCAGGACCCCTCCGCCACGCTGCACGTCGTGCAGGGCAGCGTGGGCCACATCGTCGAGAAGCGCAAGTGGCTGCTGCTGTACCTCGGCGAGATCCTGCGGCTGCTGAAGTTCCGCGGCGGGATGGCGGAGGTCTCCGCCGGCCCCGGCAGCGGCCTGAAGCTCGCCCTGGAGCGGACGGACCTGGACAACGAGCTCCGCGCCACGGCCGCCCACTGCGAGCGCGTCGAGCTGGAGATGATGCGGCAGGCGGTCGTGCTGGCCACCGGCGAGCCGATCGCCCCGCACCACGCCTCCGAGCGGCTGGGCTACAGCGTGACGTACAACCGCGACTTCGTCCTCGAGCCGGTCGGCGAGATGCTCGACAACATCGCCCGATGGGTCGCCCAGTGCGGGCCGGTGTCCGACGGGCTGACCGAGGTCACCCGGGAGATGGCCCGCCAGCTCGCCAACATGCTCGCCCGCGAGGGCTCCCCTCCGCACCGGCGGATGTGCGAGCAGATCGACGGCCTCGCCGCACCCGACGACCGGCCGGGCCGCCCGCGAGCCGACCGCAGGCCCGCGCGGGGGCGATCGTGATCGTCGCGCACGTCAGCCTGACCCCGCGAGAGGGGGAGGTCTGGGCGGCGTCGGAGGCCTTCGCCCAGGCCGGCCACGAGAGCGTCTGCATCGCCCCCGGCGGCTACGAAAGCGGCCGGACCGTGCCGACGGACCTCCCGCCGCCGCCCTGCCGCGGGGCGCTCGACGCGCTCGGCCGGGCGGAGGTGATCTTCTGCCACGACGGCTGGCCCTACGCGGAGCGATGGTACCCGCGCGGCACGCCGACCGTGGGCTGGTACCACGCCCCGGCGACGGACCCGGACGGCGGGCCGTCGCTGAAGCTCGACGGCTGGCCCTGGGGCGTGTCGGCCTTCGGCGCCGCCGGCGATTCGCCGGACGGGACGCGGCTGCCGGACCTGCTGCCGCTGGGCCACGAGCTGTACCGGCCGGCGGACAAGCCGGCGCATCGCGTGCGGCTGGCGTACTGCCCGTCGCCCGCCGCCGGCGGCTGCCGGGGCGAAGCGTCCCACGAGGCGATGCTGGCGGCATGGGCCGGCCTGAACGCCGACGTGGACGTGCTGGCCGGCCTGGCGCCGGCGCGGAGGCTGCGGCGAATGGCGGCCGCCCACGTCGTCCTCGACGACGCCTTCGGCGGCCCCACGCGCAGCAGCCTGGAGGGCCTGGCCCTCGGCTGCGTCGTCGTCAGCGGCGACGACGGCCGGGCGGCGTGGGAAGCCTTGCGGCTGACCGGCGGCTGGGCGCCGCCGCTGGAGGCGGTCCCTCCCGGCGGGCTTCGCCGGACGCTGCGAAGGCTCACCGGCTATGGGCCCGCCACGCTGGCGCGGATGGGCCGGCGGAACCGCCGGTGGATGGAAGCCGCCTGGCGGCCGGGGGAGCTGATCGACCGGAACGTCCTGCCGCTGGTGCGGGCCGCCCTGCGGCACGCCCGCGATATGGGCGTGCGCAATCTGGCGCCGTCGGCGCTCTCGGGAGTGCCCCGTAGCCCGTCCCCGGTAGCCGGTAGCCCGTGCAAAGACAGGATATGGGCCCAGGCAGTCCTCGCACCACTCGCCCAGCACCCGTAGCCCATGCAAAGGCGGGCTACGGGCGACTGGCTACGGGATACCTGGACACTCCACCTGCGCTTCGGCGGCGCCGAATCGCACACGTCCCTGTGGAACATGAGACCCGTTCATTGGGAGCAGACATGCCCGAGCCAACACTGACACCACTGGCCGGCCCCGCGCAGCAGGGGCCGCCTGTCGGCGCGGACGCGCCGCAGGACCCGTTCGGGCGCGAGGAGGCGGTCTCCCGCGCCGAGTTCAACAAGGTCGTCGCTCAACGGCAGGCGACCAAGGAGCGGCTGCGCGAGCTGACCGCGGAGGTGGAGCGCCTCCTGGGCCGGCTCGGCGCGGTGCCCTCCGATGACGAGCTGAACGCCTTCCGCCGATGGCAGCAGCTCCAGGCGGACGCCGGGATCGGTCCCGACCAGCAGGGCCGGGACCTCCAGGCCATCGCCGGAAGCGTTCGAGGGCCGCTGACCGAGCGGATCGAGGAGCTTCGCGGCCGGAAGGAGGCGCTGGAGCGGCGCCTGACCGACCTGCTGCGAGACCAGCTCCTGCGCGTCGCGGCCGCACGGGCCGACGCGATCAACCCGGAACAGGTGATCGCGCTGCTGCGGGGCCGTGTGCGGATGACCGAAACGGCCGACGGGCAGTACGCCCCGCAGTTTCTCGAGGCCGAAGGCCGGCCCGCCTCCGACGGCGCCGGGCCGGTCACCGACGCCCAGCAGTTCGTCAGCGTGTTCCTGTCGCGGCCGGAGAACGCCAACCTTGTTCGATCGACGGTCGTCCCCGGCAGCGGAGCCAGGCAGGCCGGGGGCGCCGCCGCAACCATGGACTTCATCCCCCGCTCGAGGGCGGAGTTCCTCGCCTTGCCGCCGGAGCAGCGGCGGGCCGTCGCCGCCCGGATGACGCGCCCGCAGCGTGACGCCGTGCTCGGCCGGGGACCCGCCGCCGGCGGGGGATACCTCTAGGAGACTGATTCAATGGCACTGACCAACACCACCACACTCGACGCCTGGGTTCCCAGCGAGATGATCGCCGCCGACGTGCTGGACGAGGCCCGGCCCAACCTCATCGTGGCCAACCTCGTCCAGCGCGAGTTCCTCGGCAAGGGGCTGGGGAAGGTCTGGGAGCAGACCCAGCTCCCGCTCACCAGCGCCGCCAGCGTCGCCGAGGGCGACGACCTCGCCGCCGTGGCCCGCACCCCCACGACCGGGGCGTCGATCACCGTCGGCGAGGTCGGCCTCAGCACCGAGGTGACCGACC